CTCCCATATAGGATGGGTAGAGATGTTGTTTATCATCTGCTGCAGACGTAACATCTCGATCATCTTATACTTGGAAACTTGCTCTTTTGTAAACCCTATAACAAGCAAGATCATAACTGATCTTTCCAGTTCGGTAAAATTATCTAATAATTCCAACATCTCGGACGTTGGTGGTGACTGTAAGTAATTAATAAGATTACTTATTATGATGTCGTTGGCGTCATTCCTGCTCTTAATCTCGATGAATCTAGACGACAGGTCGAAGTAGGGATCTTCCAAATAGGCTACCCACAGATCTTGTCTCTCGTCCTCATCTTGGGACAGAGTCTCGATCTTTCTTTGAATCATCATTAAATGTGGGTCCTTGATCCTCATACTCCGAGCTTTCTTTTAACTCAAGATCGACACTCCAAGTCGGTCCGCAGTAGGTTTTTACAAAACCGTTCAATATCTTTAAAAATTCTAAATTACCATGGCGCTTAAGAAGTCGCTTAAGCTTCCACATACCGAGTATGGAGTCGGTGTTTTTAAGCGCAATATATCTATTATAATCTTTTAGTAAAGAAAGATCAGCATAGAGTGTGTATTTTATGAGCTTAGTGTTTGAATCTACAGACAATTCTACTGCTGTAATACCTTTATTTATTATGGCCCCATAAAGGTACAAACTGTCTTTAGTTTGATCAGTAAACAGACCGTTATTGAGGAGCCACCTGTGCTGATCTAGCAGCTCGTGTACGTTGGCGTTGGTGTTCATTGCTGCTCCGTGTACCTTTTAAGTATACTCTTAAGTTCATATTTATCAATCGCGCCTGAGTAAATTTTGTCTACGTACTGTTCAGCCATACTGTAAATAGTAGGCGCAGATATTTGCGTGCGATTTGACTTAATCGTGTCTGTGAATTCAGTTTTAAAGACAACTTGAGTTCTTCGTTTTAAATCTAAAATCTTATCGGACTCCAGTAGAGCTTTGATCTCAGCGCGTGGACCTATTAGTTTTACTACCCAACGATCTGTTTCATTTAGCTCTAAAGAAGTAGATTCAGCTAAATCAAAATCTAAGGTACGCCACATAGGGAACGGTGACTCAATAAACGTCCAGGACATAGAATCTGTATCTAAGAAGGAGATTCCTTTGACCTGGTTTGCATCAGAAGCCGTGAGACTCGTCGGAGTTCCGGGATATACAACATGTCCCTCATTGAGCGACTGTTTCTTGTGGATATGTCCAGAGACCACAGTGTATCCCTGAACCTGAACAAGTGGTATACCATCGTCTGCAAATTTGAACCCATAGTCAGCGCCTATAAATGTGTTGTGAGTTACAGCTATATCCGTTTTAATATCTGGCCAATCTAGAGGATTGGGTAGATAAGGGATGTAGGTAGCACCGTCTAATTGAATTATTGAATCAACTACTGTTACGCCCTTAACATCCCTAAAAACCTCTAAAGCGTGATATTTGCTGCAGTTAGGCTTCCACATATCGTGGTTACCGAGCAACATAACCATCGGTATCTTCATATCAACCACACGAAGGATATGAGAGTTAACCAGAGACAAGACTTCAGCACGTATAACGGCGTGATCGTCAAAGGTGTCGCCGAGATTGACGATCAGATCTGGCTTATGCTCCTCTGCCGCACTTTCAATCCAAGAAAGAAGCTTCTCACCCTCGGAGAGATGGGTATGACGGATATGTGGGTCACCTATGAACATAATCTTAGACACGGTATTTCTCCATGCGCTCTGCCCAGCGTATCAATCTTGGATCTAATAACTTTGGCGGAACAGTCAACTTTAACTTGAAGAACACAGTTATGCCGCGCAGGACAACTAGCCTTATCGAGGGTCTGCTATGTTGAATCTGATCCACGATCCGTCGCCTTTCTAGTTGCGGCTATAATAACAGCATCATATATGCCGCTATTAATCTGGCGCGGATTGCCAACAGATAAGCGCAACTTACACGCCACGTCCATAACATTCATTATGAGCGCAGCGTTCAGCCAAAACAAGGTTTCCCTGTCGTGAGGGCTCACAGAGCTTCCTCAAGCCCGTCATCAACAAAACCAAGAGAATCTGTCTCCACTTTTACGTCCTGATACTCATAACAGGCACTAAGGATGCGGTTTTGGAGATCTTTGTCTGCCACAACCATGTTCTTGATATTCTGCTCGCCGCGTACTGGTGCGTCATTGCCGAAACACCACATTTGTGGATTTTCGCGACCGGTTTCAGGATTAACTGGATGCCTGATTACGCCTAGCGCTTTTGCCAGTTCGAATATCTCGCCGCCGGTGTCGATGACGCCAAGATCATAGTGAAAAGTAAACTCGGCCTGGCGGGCGGGTGCGCCCATGCGATTCTTCTTGACCTTAACACGAACTTTATGGCCAACCTGTGCAGCAGCGCCGGTAATTGTCTCACCGTGCTCAATCACGCCTTTCTTTGAGTCGACGCGGGTGATCTCAAGCATCAAATCCGCAGCATGCTTGAGGGCGTGACCCTCAGAGATAACGTATGGGTTGCGGAGAGCCTTCATTGGATCCATTTGCGCAGTTACCTGCTGTATAAAGAAAGTCAACAACTTATGCTCTGCGATTACAGGTATGACGAGTTTAAGAGCGCTGCCGAGATACTGGGAACCGCTGCCGCCCATAATCTGATCAGTGGTTTGCTTGCGGACGTCTTTTGGATATCTGATTGCCTTGATTGAATCAATCACAATGGCCTTAATTGGTGCGCCATCTTGAATCAATTCAAGCATCTCGCCGCCAATATAATCAAAGATTTTGATCGGATCATTTGATTTTCTGACTACGAGACGATCCGGATCACCGCCCAACTTGGTGAACATCTGCGCATTAAACGAGTATTCGGCGTCAAACCAGATAGCAAGCGCCTCTGGGTCTCGTCTCTGCATCTCAATTAGACCCATCATAGCAAGCATAGACTTACCGGATGACTCTGGTCCGTAAAGAATATTCACCTTGCTAGGAAGAAAGCCTCCCTGGCAGGTTGCCCAGTTTAAAGATGGGCTCCAAGATGGTATTGGATCAGGTCTTTGCATCTTTAGTTTAGATGCGGCGACTCCAAGATCTGATGTTAATTTAGACATCCATTTATTAGTACTCATACCAATTTCCTTTATTTCATCCCTTCCCAGGGCGTCATGTAACCGTCTTCTGACAACTTTTTGACGGCATCGATTGCGAATCTAAACTCTTGAACCTTGTTTCTCAACAGCAAAGATAGAGCTTGAGCTCTCGCGTATATATCTTTAGCTCTCTGAACATCAGGGTCTAAGGCAACATAGGCCTTACGCGACTCAACCGTGGGCTTTTCCCCTTTAACCTTAAAATAATCCGGTGCTCGGTCAAGATACGCGATAGCCTCTGCCGTATCCAAAGCTGCCTTAGCGTTGAGTTCGGCTTGGACTGCTTTCGCGTGCATCACGGATGACACATCGTAGGCGATGATGAAGTCCCGCAGATACACGGGAGCCATCATCTTGTTAAAGCCTTGGCCAATATCGCTCAGCTTGCGAGAAAAAGCTGCTATATGCTTTAGGTCGATCGAGTCCAGATTAGACTCGATGACCTGAAGATCGTGACTCACGATTCACCTCAATTGTCGAGGAGTGACTCTGCGAATGCGAAAATTTCGTCGTCAGATGACGGCTGCTTAACACTCTTCGCTGGCGCTGCGACTTTTTTAGTCTTGGCGACTGCAGGGACTTCCTGCTCATCATCCTCATCGTCAAAGCGAATATTCAGGGGCTTCTTGACTGGCGCCTTATATTCTTCAACTTCCTCGTCTTCAACCCTTGCGGTCTTTACCGCTTTAACAGGCTTAGGCGCCTCAACTTCAACCTCGAAACCTTCGACTTGGAGCTCGGGGTATTGAGCGTAAAGGTTTGCAAGATTAGCCATGAGGACTTCTTTGAGTTCCTCATATGAATGAGGCTTGTAAAGAGTCGTAAGATCGTATCCCAGGCTGTCGTAGTTGTCTACGACGTTGGTTGGAAGAGGATCTCTATCGTCAACCCAGACGATACCTTCAGATGTTTTCTTCTTGGTTTGGTTTTTAGCCACGGAATATTCGGTGTTCGTACCCTCGCCATCGCGACGGATTTTAAACCAGATACCAGCGTCATCTGGCTCAGAAGCTAGCGAGGTTGGATCTTGGCCGTAATCCGTAACGTACTGCATCATCTGCTTCTTCATTGCATCATGGGCAGTCTTTTTCAACTCAAGCAGTCCTACTTCACCTGCTTTGTTGCAGGCGTTGTAGATGTACGTAGCTTTGGGTTTGATAGTCCAAAGAACATCCGCGTAAGGTTTTAGAGCCTCTTTCAGCTCATCGCGTGATGCGCCGCGGTTCTTGAGGGATGCCTCAAGCGCTTCCCTTTTCTTCTCGACCAGGGAGACATACTCAGAAACCGGACACGCAGAATCTGTCGCGAATGAGCGCGGAGATGCGTATGGGCGACGTCGGCCGGTCTGCGGATCTGCGAGCCAGGCGATAACCCAACGACGGTAAGCATAACCGTCTGAATTTTCACCAAAAGGTGGAAGAACGCGGTAGATATTTTCACCCTGGTTGATCGGGTGGCGCTTCCACTCTTTGCGCTCTTTAAGAGAATCGAGATTGAGTCTTAGATTAGACTTT